GCGATCTGGCCCGGGCTGCCGGTCGTGGGCAGTGGGGTGGTGCGCGATGTGGCGCGCGCCTGGACCAACGCCGAGAGCCTGCGCAGGTCTTGGCTGAGGCTCTCGCCCCAATTGCGTTGACCGGGGTCGTAGAAGGCGCGCAGTCCCAGCCCCGGCATGATCCGTTCCGGCATGTCTGTCCTCGTGATATGTTTGGTAAAAGTGGTGGAGTGATCGAATGACGATGTCTGACAAGCGGGGTGTGGTGTGACGGAGCCGATCGATCATCACCCAGACCGACGTGTGGCGCAGCTCGCAGCGGCGCGCCGGACGATGCATGCTCATGCGCCGGACCCGACCCGCCTGCGCCATGGCTGTGCGGTGATCCTCGCCTTGAGTTCGGATCCATTCGACCGCAGGGTCGCGGAAGAGCTGCTTAAATCCTCCGATCTCACAGAGCAGTAGTGGCCGGGCTCAGGTGCCCCAGAGAAAGCCCCAGCCCCGATCCCATCCGGCGGCGAAGGGGGCGGTCAGGCGCAAGCGCCGCGCCTCACGGTCGGTGAGCCACGTACCTTCCACGATGCGGCGGGACCGGACCGCGACATCGATCTCGGCGGTGCGGTCCGGAGCGCCGGTCTCGGGAATGTCGTCAGGAGCGAGTGTCCAGCTGCTGGTAACCCCCGCAGCAATGATGATGCCCGGGGGCAGCAGCGCGACCCCTGTGTCCGGATCAACCCAGCGGACCTCGAGCACATAGCTCACGCCCGGCTCCGGTCCGATCGACGCGGCGGTGTGATCGACGATCACCGGGCTGGTCTGGGTCAGCCGGTCGCGATGGGTCCAGGTCAGCAGCAGGTCGCCGGTGACCAGCGCGTCGATGTCGGGCGCATAGCTGCCGTTGCCCTGGACGCGGCCGGGTGGCAGTGGCCGGATGGCGCGGCGATCCAGCGTGACCGTGTCTTCCGGCGCCATTGCAAACGCGAGGGTTCCGCGTCCGGTCTCGGGCAGAAGCCGAACCGCGAGGGTCTCGCCAGCCGCCCAGGACTCCTCCGTGATCCGCGCCGCCTCGTCGAAGAAGATGACCGGTGTGCCCGCCGCATGCGCGCGCGGCACGGTGTCGAGACAGCCGCGACCGACGGTGATGGTGTCGGGCGTGATCCCGTCGATACGCACCAGCTCGCCGCCGATGCTGGCCATCGTGCCGATCCCGACCTCGCCGATATCGCGCCAGCCGGTCACAGGGATCACTCGTGCCTCGGGATTGTCCGACAGGTTAGCCACCAGAAGTGCCGTCGGGGCGAAGGCCACGGTGCCCTCTTGCGCAGGACCCGTGCCTGTATCGATCCACATCTCCGCCGCCAGTGCATCTGCACTCGGGCGTTCGCCACTGGCAACCAGCGCGCCTGCATCGGGGTCCTCGCCAAGGATGCGGTCAGCCTCGGTGTGGCCCAACTCGCGCACCAGCAGCCAGTACGGCGCTTCCTCGACCATGCGCCGCACAAGCGCGCGTGGCGGAGCAGCGATGCCGGTGCCTGTCGGCATGCGCCCGCCCGCGATGGCGGTGGCGCCCAGCGCAAAGACATCTTCGGCGATCTTCAGCCGGATGCCGTTGTCGCGCCCGTCGCCCTGCCCGATCTCGGAGAGGCGCATGACCACATCATCAAGCCCCAGTCGGGTCGATCGCAGCCGGATCACATCGCCGGGGCCAAGATTGGCACCTTCACGGTTCACCACGATCTCACCGGTGAGCAACGGAACCGACAGGGCCCGCAGGTCGCGCTCCGCCACGCGCAGGGCAAGCCCCTGATAGCGGATACCGGGATACTCGAGCGTGGTGGCAATCACTTCACCCATGGCCTGCACCCGCGCGGTGTCGGTGACGGAGACAGCCCCGGTATCGTCGGTCCAGGCGTCGGTGAAGCGCACGGTGACGCTGTTGACCAGATCAGATGGTGACCTTCGACCCAAGCGGCCCCAGTCCACCACATTGGTCTCATCGAAGAGCTGCAGGCTGGCGACGGTATAATCGGCCCGGATCAGCTTCAGCTCCCAGAGCCCGGTGCGCCGATCAATGAACAGCGTGGCATCGATATGATCGAGGATGCTGGTGATGAACTCCTCGATCGAGCTGTCCTGCTGCCAGATCAGCGAAAGGCCGAAGCCTTCCGCATAAAGCGCATCCCCTGCGGCCATGAAGCTGACCCCGATCTCGACCGCGGAATAGCCCAGACCCCAGTCGCGGTTGGTCAGGCATTCGCGGATGATATGGGCCGGGTTCATGTCCGGCCCGTTGCCGAAGGCTCCGCGCAGGGATGCCACCAGCGCCTGACTGTTGCCGGCCGGAATGACCGGCACGCCGTCGACGGGCGTGTTATCGATCCGGGCAGTGAAGCTCGTGTCGCTGAGTGCGATGTTGAAGCCGAAGATATCGGCGGGCGGCAGCGTGCGAATGATCGCCAGCGCTGCATCGACCGACATGGCGGGCGCGGGTTCGCCATCCGTTACGAAGATGATGATGCGGCGCTTGGAGCCGCTGCCTGCAAGGAAGCTCCCTGCCTCAACAAATGCCGCGTCAAAGCTGGTGCCGCCGGAGGTGCTGTTGGACAGCGCCAGCATCCATGCCTCAAGCGCTGCGTAATCGTCCGGCCCCATGTTGCGCCGCTCGATCGCGCCCGGGACGCCTGCGTTCCAGAGTACAATGCGGATGTCATTGGGCCGGTCGGGATCGACGCCGGCACCGATCTCGCGGATCAGTGCTGCGACACCCGCCTTCTGCGCCGCCATGCGTGTGCCCGACATCGAGCCCGAGACGTCCAGCGCGATGTAGATCGCCGCATCGGAGATGTTGGCCTCGGGAACGATGGGTGCCTTGTCGGGGTACCATTGCGGTGATCCGGCCTCACCCACCAGCACCCGGGTGACGCGGATGGCCCAGGGCTTCAGGTAAGGATTGATCCCAAGATAGACCTGCCGCAGCACGAGGCTGCAAAGACCGCGGAAGCCGGGCACATCCCCGCCCATGCGCGCGGCGAGATAGTCGTTTGGACCCTGAGTGGGCCCGCCCATCAGCACATCGACATCGCCGACAATACCACCTTCACGGCTCTCGCCACCAAAAAGGTCGGGGGTATCGATCCGGATGCGCCCACCGCCCGCACCGGCGTTGCTGGCACCCGTCGTTGCGATGATGACCTCGACTGACTGTGCCGGGAAACTCAGCGCCTCCGGCAGTACGGACCACGCGGTCACACCGGTGGCTGCGTTGAAGGACACGCTCTGCAGCGTCACGGTCTGGCTCGACCCGTTCGCGAGCTGCAGGCGATAGTTCCGCCCGATGCGCACACCAGCGCGCGTGCCGGGGAAACTGATGGTCGCCCCAGTATCGCCAGCGAGCGCGGCGCTGGCCGCCATACCCGCGACCGTCCCGATGCGGGTCTCGACCGCCGCACCTCCGCCACCAAAACCGCCACCGGTCGTGACCGACCACGCGGTCCGGCTGTCGACAAGGATCTCGCGGATTGCATCAATCGGTCCATGGCATAGCGCCAGATGCACACCCAGCGAATAGCGATAGCCGACAGTCTGGGATTTGCTACTGCCGCCCATCTTCCACCTCCAGCCTTGCGGCTTCCCGCGTCTCGGCCACCTCGATCACGGGATCGACCAGCGCATCGCCGGTGGCGCGCAGGCGGTCGGCGTCGATGCCGTGGTCGAGGAACTCCTGCCAGCCAAGCCCGTGACGGCGAAACCATGGGCGCACGCCCGCGAGGCAGTAGCGCGCGGCGCGGAGGTCCTGGATCGTCACACGCGTCACTTCTTGCCGCCTTTCTTCTTGATGGGATCAACCCGGAGGTCCCCGGCCCAGACCACATTGGGCCCGGTGATGAGCACGGTGCCAAAGACGACCGGGATCGGCCGGCCCTCCTCAGCTGTGGGCAGCGTAAAGTCATCGAGCCCCGCAGCCTGTGGCTTCTCGATCTTGGGGCGCGGGCTCAGCGCATAGGAGATCGCCGAAAGCACCAGCCCGAGGACGAGCCGTGCAATGAAGGTCCAGACCATGGGGGTGTGCTCTGTGCTGTTTGGCGGCGCGAGGGCGCAGGAGTTGGAGTTGGCGTTTGGGTTGGAGTCGGTGGTGACGCATCAGACGATAGAGCTGCCGCCGAAGGGATTACGGCCGGGGATCTCGGGAAAGCCCCCGAAGTTCGCGAGATTGCCGAACTTTGCGGCACAGGTGGCCGCGCGCAGGTCGCAGCCCGGCGCGATGTCAGCAAGCACGAGCAGTGGCTCGCCCGTGTCAGGGTCGAGGTCGGGCGTGGCGATCGCTGCGGCAAGTTCCGGCATCGGGCGCGACAGGGTCAGCGTTGCGCCCGCATGATTGGTGATAAAGCCCAGCTCCATACCAAAACGCAGCACGCCGCCACGATACCAGCCGTCGGGCTCAGTGGCCGCCTCGAGGATCGTCACGACAGGCCCGGCGCTGGCAGTCACCGTCCCCGTCTGCCAATGGAGCGCAATGTCGAGCCCGCAGCCGCGCCCGTAAAGCGCATGGCGGCAGAGGCGCTGATACTTTGCCCGCACGCCGGCCCGGCGCAGCGTGCTGAACACGGACTCGGCTTGCAGGATGATCCGCTGCCCCTCCACCTCGGCGCCGACCACGCGGCCTTTCCAATGCGCGACCGTCTCGCCCAACACCTGCTCGTGGCCGCGAAAGATGGTCAAAGTCATGGGCTGATTACTTAGAGGCGCGAGAAACCGCCGCGCGAAGGGATGCGAGAGTGGCCAGTTCAGTTCCAGCCGCCCGCGCTCGATCTCGCTGGTCTGCACCACATCGCCATGGGAGAGGGCTGCGGCGTCCCAAGTGATTATGTCCCCGCCGCTGCCTGCACTGATCCAGGCATCAGCCCGGCTGGTGAACCGCCAAACCTGCGTGGCCTCAATGAACTGGTAGAGGAAGTACGGGCGGCCCTCGGCCGGGGAGGATTCGATGCTGGCGTAGGTCATGTTGGGGGTTTTCTTCTCGTGGGGTCAGGCGAGCCCACTGCACCCTCGACCAGGTGGTGATGCATCACAGGGCAACACGGCGTGAGTAGGCTTGTGTCTCCGGTCGCTCCGGTGGTTTAAGTTATTGTGGGGCGTGAGAGGCGGGAGCGGACCTTCGCGGCACTTCGCACGGATGGCCGCTCTGCGGACAAGGACGAAACCGCTCTCGCGGTATTGGTGCTTGTGGCGGTTGATGCGTGTTGATTTGAGCCGCGGATTTTGTGAACTGACGAACCTGTCTGACGATTGGGATCTTCTCAATCTGACGATAGGAGATTTCAATGTCAGACCAATATGTACCGGCGCTACGCCAGCGGTTTCTCGAAGATATGCGGATCAAAGGGCTGCAGTCGAAGACGCAGACAATGTATTTGCGAGGAATGCGTGACTTCACGCGGTTTCTGGGGCACGCGCCGGATAGCGCTACGCCAGAAGAACTGAGGGCGTTCCAGCTCGATAT